CATGGCAAAGCGCTCCCTCGCAGAACTGACAGAACAGTTCAAGCAGAAGACAAACGAAGGTTCCGGAAACGCGACCTGGAAGTTGTTCTTCAACTTCTGGAAAGCTGAAATGGACACTACGTCCACAGTTCGCTTCCTCCCTGATCTTGATGAAGAGAACCCAATGGGCTTCCTCGTCGAGAACCTGGCTCATGAACTTGTCATCAATGGCAAGCGCGAGAAGGTCCCGTGCCTGAAGATGTACGGTGAAGACTGCCCGATCTGCGCACTGTCGCAAGGGTACTACGACGAAAAGTCAGCAGATCACAACGAACAGCTTGGCAAGAAGTACTACCGTAAGAAGTCGTACATCGGGCAAGTGATTGTGATGGAAACACCAATCGACCATGATCAAGAACAGTTGGTGAAGCTGATCGAATTCGGACCGGCAGTGTTCAAGCAAATTCAAGCTGCGTTCCAGTCTGGTGACCTCGAAGAAGCTCCGTACGAACTCAAAGGCGGATACAACTTCAGGATCAAGAAGTCTAAGAGCGGCGAGTACGCTTCGTACACTACATCAAGCTTCGCCCCGAAGCAAACTGACATTGGTGACGACGTTCTCGAAAAGCTGGACCTATTCAACCTGGCTGGGTACCGTACTCCGCGTGTCACTCGTGACGTGCTAGAAGCGATGCTCGTCGCTGATCGAACTGGTTCGACGTTCGGTGATGGCGCGAAGCCAAAAGACGAAGCTCAGGAGTCAGGCCTGTCTTTGAACAAGAAGCCAGCCGCAGCTTCAAAGGCTGACGAAGGTTCATCCGACGAAAAGCCGGCTGCTTCGACTGCACCGGCAGCATCGACTGGCGCGAAGCCATCGATCGTTGAACAGCTTCGTGCACGCGCTGCCGCAGCCAAGGCAGCTCAAGCCAACTAAGAATCGTAGGAGGACCTTCGGGTCCTCCCACTCAAAGGAGTAAGCTATGGGTTTGCCATTTCTCGCGGCATTCAAAAAAGAAGTCGCGAAGCTTGACACAGTTGGTGTCGGCATCAAAGAGACTGAGCATTGGCTCAGCACTGGGAACTACGCCTTGAACCGCGCGCTCTCAGGTGACTATCAGCGAGGCATTCCACTGAGTCGTCTATCAGGGTTCATGGGTCCTTCCGGATCAGGGAAGTCATTCATCGCCGGGAACTTGTGTAAGCAGGCTCAAGACGAAGGGTATCACGTTCTGTTCCTGGACTCCGAGCACGCGATTGACGTTGATTACCTTTCGAAGATCGGCGTAAGCGTCGATGAAGACAAGTTGACGTACATCTCAGTTGCTACGATCGAAGATGTGAACGGCGTTCTGTCCGAGTTCTTCATCGGGTACAAGAAGGCATACGGGAAGAACAACGACTCGGCACCAAGGACTTTGATCATTCTTGACTCGCTCGCAATGTTGTCGTCCTCCACTGAAATGGAGAACTACGACAAGGGTGTGATCAAGGGAGACCAAGGACAGCTCGCCAAGCGTCGAAAGGCAATGCTTCGCCTCGCCGTCGGGAACATCGGGAACCTTCCGATCTCGATGCTTGTTACAGATCACGTGTACCCAGCAGACATCATGCTTGGCGACGGTGCTTGGGCTATCACGAACTCTGTGAAGTTCTCGCTGTCGATCATCGGAATCGTGACGAAATTGAAGCTCAAGGAAGAAGGCGAAGTAACGGGTGTTCGGATGCGATTCGAGACTTACAAGTCGCGATTCGCAAAGCTCGGGACGAAGGTCGAGCTTGAGGTTCCATACAACAAGGGGATGAGTCCGTTCAGCGGCCTCGTTGAGCTGCTTGAAGTAGACGGAGTGATTGCAAAAGGTACGCAAGTAGGTGAGAAGCTTCTGTGGGTATGTGAACTTCCGAACGAGCGAATCACCTTCAAGGAAAAGGACCTGACGAAGGAGATGGCAGAAAAGATTCTGCTGCATCCGAAGTGTAAACCTTTGATCGCTCGTGGTGCTCCCGAAGTCACCGAAGCTGATCTTGAAGCGATCGTCGATCAAGACGAAATACCAGCTCTGACTCTAAACAAGAGTCGGAAAACCAAAGCAACTGAAGGATAAATTATGTCTCAAGAATCCAGCATCACCATTGAACTCGTCCACGGTGGATATGTTTTGCACACGTCGGACCGTGCCGCCAGTGCTATGAGGACTGAAGTCTTTACCAGCACAGCAAAGTTGAACAAGGCAGTTCGCGCTGCTGTCGAAACTTTGACTCTCGTTCCAAAGAAGGCGAACGATACTGACGCTGAGTAAGCGATCGCTAAATTAAAAAGGGACCGATCGGTCCCTTTTTCGTTGACCTAAAAAGGATGTTCTTGTAATACTTTCGATGTTACAATATATTCTTGTAGCCAAGGTAAAGAATGAGCTTTCTATTTGAGCTTGAAGAGGACAAATTGGTTGATCAGCTACCGCTGATCTTTGATCGATACGAGCGTGAAATCGTGAACGCTGAACCGTTGTTCAAGATTGATGGTGAACGACTTGAAGTACTGGCTCGAAATTTGCCGATGCACCAGGCGCATTTTGCTCAGCGCACTCAAGACATGAAACAACTCATGAAGTGGCTCGAGAACTACAAGGCAAAGCAAGAAGCAATCATACTTAAGAATTACAATCGCGGACAGCGAGCATTGACAGCTACAGATCAACGAATTCTGCTCGGCGGCGAGAAAGAAATTGTTGAAACAAACCAGTTGATCATCGAAGCATCATTGTTGTACGGAAAGCTAGATGAGATCGTCGAAGCTTTCAAACAAATGGGTTGGATGCTTGGTCACATCACGAAACTTCGTGTCGCTGAACTTGGCGACATCATCATCTAAAGGAATACAAATGATCAACTCACGCAAAGAACTTGGCGACGCTCATTACACAGACGAGCAAGTCGAAATTCTGAATGACCACTTAGCTCAAGAGACAATGATCGCAGTCATGAAAAAGACTGATGTTCAGTTTCTGGTTCAGCACGTGCAAGATTTGATTCGCGAAACAATGAAACCATTGTACTTCGAAATCAATGATCGGTACACTCGCGCAGAAGCGAAAGCAATAATGAACGAGCTCATGTTCGGTCTTCTCGCTCAAGATCATGTGTACGAGTACGAAGTCGTCTGCGACGAAACGATCAACACACCGATGAATGTTGATCGTGGCGACTTGATTCTTGATGTGTACTTCAAGACGAAGCTGTTCAAAGATCCAATTTGCGTCCGCGGTACAGGGATGACTGTCATTTTAGCTGCGAAGGATCCAGATAAAGATGTCAGTTCGCAACAGAAGCAATCGAACAACTCGAACCCAGTGTACGGCGCGAACTCAGCGAACGGTGGGTACGCGACGATCACTAGCGGTCATCTCACTGCCTCAGGTCAAAGCTCAAGCTCCCATTACTCATTCGCAGGCGCCCCTAGTATTCCATTAGCACTCTTCGTGCAGAATCAAACGGCTGAACTTCCGGCAATGGTCTGGGAATTGAAAGACGATGCAGGTCAGCTATGCAAAATGGAACTGAAACCTGAAGGCACGATCAGCGCTCACGAAGCTTTGCTTCTGACAATGATGATGCAAGCTTCAGCTTCATCACCACTCGCGTTCTCTCCGTACATGTACGTCAAGAAGCACAACCTCGAGCGACACTTCAAGTTCTCTTCATGAGCAAAAATGCGTATATCAAAATCCGCGATGAAGTGTATTGTCAAGTCTCAGGCTTAGAACCCCAAGATCAGGAATTCCTCGAACACAAGTTCGCTATTCCTGTTGAAGGTGCGTTCTTTATGCCAGCGTACAAGCTTGGTCGATGGGACGGGAAGATCAAGTTCTTCGAGAAGACGGGTAAGGTGTTCTGGCGATTGTTGGACGAAATGATTCCTTACCTGGAAGGTTGGGGGTACGAAGTTCAGCTCGAGGACGAACGTAAATCGGCAAATCTAGTGTCGACTCGAATCGATTCCGATTGGTTCCTGCGCGTTCAAGGCATGACCCTGAAGGTAGTACTTCGGCCGTATCAAGTTGATGCTGTGAACGCGGCCTTGGACTCAACAACTGGATTCATCGAAGCCGCGACTGGGTCTGGGAAGACTTGGATGGTCGCTGGTCTCGCTTCAGTTCTGAATGCTGAAGAGAAGCGTGTGATGGTGATTGTACCGTCATCAGATCTGGTCGAGCAAACAGCCGCAACGTTTCGCTTAGGGCAACTCGACATCGGCATCTACAGCGGCTCCAAGAAAGACGTGCTGCACATGACAGTTGTGGCAACTTGGCAAGCGCTTCAGAACAACCCGATGATCGTCGAAGACTTCGACGCAGTGATCATCGACGAAGCCCATGGTGCAACAGCGAAGACCATCGGCGAATTGATCAACGTACATGGTCGGAACATCCCGTATCGCTGGGGATTCACTGGCACAATGCCGAAGCCGAAGATCGATCAGATGACGCTTCGCGGTTCAATCGGCGAAGTGTTGTACAAGATTTCAGCTGCCGATTTGATGCGCATGGGGTTCTTAGCTGAACTCGAAATCGAACCGATTCAGATCGTCGATGAAGATCTCGAAGAAGAGTTCCCTGATTACGCATCTGAAAAGATGTTCCTTTCGAAGTCGCCGAAGCGGCTCGATTTGATCGCTGATCTGATCATCTCAAAGGCAGAGACATATGGGAACACTCTTGTCTTAGTCAATTCGATCAAGCAAGGGAAGCAGCTTCAAAAGCTGATCAAAGACTCTGTGTTTCTGCACGGCGCTGACGAGAATGACGTTCGAGCTGAATGGTACTCAATGTTTGAGAAGCGTGATGATCTGATCGTCATCGCAACGTCCGGAATCGCTTCAACTGGAATCTCGATTGATCGTGTGTTCTGCTTGTTCATGATCGATGCTGGCAAGAGCTTCGTGAAGTGTATTCAATCAATCGGGCGCTCGCTTCGTCTTGGTCACGACAAGACGAAAGCACATTGCTGTGACGTTCATTCGAATCTGAAGTGGTCGATGAAACACTGGCGCGAGCGGAACAAGTACTACAAGGAAGCACAGTATTCTGTGTCAAAGACGACAAAGGCGAAAGTATGATCAAGGTTCGACTTGTTCAAGCCGATGTGCCGAACGCGAATGGGCGTGTCTATCCGCGTGACGTTCTCGAATCAGCGCTGAAGGCGATTCAAAAGAATCGCTTGTTCGCACAGTTCGGAATGCCTGAAGGCACTTCGATTGATCTGTTAGAGATCGCTGCTTCGGTTGGGAACTTCTCGTTCGATGACGAAGGGTTCTTGTGTGCAGAGCTGATAGCGCTCGAAACACCAAAAGGCAAGGTACTGACAGAAAGTCTTGTCAGTACAGAGTTCGATTATAGACCTGCTGGCATTGGCAGGGTCGACAAGAACGGTGTGATCACCGATTACCGTTTCACCAGTATTGGTGTTCTCTCAAAAGGTTCAGGAGCGTAAATGCAAATCTTATCAGAAGTCAATCGTCCGTACATTATCGATTCATTCACGGCGCCGCTTGGTGTTACGCATTTTTGGTCATTCAGCGGGCACATGCTGGATTTCAAGCTCGAGCAAACACAGTATCTCGAAGAAATCGTCGGTCAGACAATTCGTGTTCGTGTCCAGAACCTTGAAATCGATTTGCCAGCTTCATGGTACATCATGATAGTTGACAAAGAAACATACACCGTTGACATGGTTCCAATTTCACATTGTGCTTCATTTGATCAAGATGTTCTACTGTTTTCACCTGATGACAGCAAGCTCAAGACCGGCAAGATTTCTGTAATTGATTTCAAACCTAAAGGTATGTGTATTGCCCCCGAGATTCCGAAAGGCTCTGCGATGATTCACCCAACAGGTCCTGAATTGTCACACGGGCGCTCTATTTTCTACGGAATCGTGATCGGTGGGCACGATCTTTATCGTTGGATCGGCGGCAAGACCGTAGGAGACATCCTGGGATGATCTGCCGATAAATAGGTCTCACAAGCTCGGAGATCTAAATGACCACGTACACGAATGCATACGATGCAGCTTTGAACCACGCGATGATTTACGAAGTTGGAGGCCATTGGAAGCTAACACCAGACGTTGAAGCTGGTTTCTGTGATACGCCGGCTCGCCGCAAAGCAACTGGGTACGTAAATGATCCTGATGACGCTGGCGGTGAGACGAAGTACGGCGTTGCAAAGAATGCAAACAAAGATCTTGACATCAAGACTATGACTTGGGAAGATGCAAAGGAAGTGTACTTCAATCGATACTGGCTTGCTGGGTCTTGTGATCAGTTGCCGTCTCGTCTCGCAGTTCTGCACTTCGACGGCTGTGTGAATCACGGTGTGAAGAAGGCTTCGATGTTCTTGCAAAAAGCTGTTGGCACGACACCTGACGGTAACATCGGCACAATGACACTTGCTAAAGTTCAAGTTGCCGAAGAGCTCACAACTTGCGCGAAAATTTGTGATTTGCGTGAACAATTCTATCGTGACATCGTTACGAACAAGCCAACTCAAGCAAAATTCTTGAATGGTTGGCTCCGCCGCATCACAGAGATGAGAGCCTTCGTTCTTGATACGTCTAAAACGTTCGACTAAATCTTTTCAATCTTGGTGGGTTTCATAGCTCACTACATATTTAGGGGGTCGCCGACCAAATCTTTGGTCGCCGACCATAAGGAAATTGTTTACAATACTGATATGACGCCAAACAAAGAACTTCAAATCATAAAACGGGACGGTACAAAGGCACCGTTCGACCTATCGAAATGGCAGGCTCAGATCGCTAAGGTCTGTGAAGGTGTTGCAGACGTTTCGCCGTCAATGATCGAAATCGCATCTCAAGCGCACTTCAGCGGCGGGATGAGCACTCGCGAGCTCGACGAAATCGCTCTTCGGTCAATGGTGAACTTGATAGACGAAGAGGAGCATCCAGATACTGGGAACGTGAACTACCAGTACGTTGCTGGAAAGCAACGGTTGACGATGCTTCGGAAGGACGTGTTCGGACAGTACGAGCCACCGGCTTTGTACGATGTCGTGGTCAAGAACGTCGAGCTCGGCTTGTACACACCTGAGCTTCTCGTGTGGTACACAGAAGACGAATGGCGTCAACTTGATCGATACGTTGATCACGAAAAAGACGAAACGCTTCCGTACGCTGCTGTTGAGCAGTTGATCGAGAAGTACCTCGTTCGGAATCGTTCAACTGGCTTGATGGTCGAGACACCGCAGATTCGGTACATGGTTGCTGCTGCGACCGCGTTCCACGCCGAAAAGAAGGATCGGCTGAAGTACGTTCGCGACTTCTACACTTCAGCATCGGACGGTCTGTTCACTCTTGCGACTCCAGTTCTTGCAGGTCTTGGAACGAAGACGAAGCAGTTCAGCTCATGCGTTCTGTTGAAGACGAACGACTCGTTGAAGTCGATCTTCGCAACAGGTGAAGTGATGGCCGATTACGCTTCGAAGCGAGCCGGCATCGGTCTTGACATTGGCAGAATGCGACCTCTCGGTGCTGCAATTCGTGGCGGCGAAGTGATGCACACTGGGATTCTGCCGTTCTTGAAGAAGTGGTTCGCAGATCTTCGTTCGTGTTCGCAAGGTGGTATTCGAAACGCATCTGCCACTGTCAATCTTCCGATCTGGCACTATCAGTTCGATGACTTCATTGTTCTGAAGAACAACAAGGGCACAGAAGAGACACGCGTTCGTCAGCTCGATTACTGCGTCGTCATGAACGCGATGTTCTGGCGTCGGTTCAAGGCGAAGGGAACGATTACGTTCTTTGATCCGAATCAAGTTCCAGAGCTGTACGAAGCGTTCTACACTGACACAGTGAAGTTCGAAGAGCTGTACGTGAAGTACGAGAAGCGAAAGGACCTTCGCACGAAGACCCTTCCGGCAGAAGATGTGATCAAGCAGCTTCTGACTGAGCGCGGTGAGACTGGTCGGTACTACTTGTTGAACATCGATAACGTGATGACGCAAGGCCCATTTGACCCGAAGCATCACGCGATCTACCAAACGAACTTGTGCACGGAGATCATGCTCCCGACAGTGACGTTCGAACGTGTCGAAGATGAAAACGGGCGCATCGCATTGTGCACACTCGGCTCGATGAACTGGGGGATGTTCCGTCACCCAGACGATATGCGTCGGGCTTGCCGAATTTTGCTTCGCGCTCTGCACAATCTGTTGCAGTACCAAGACTTCCTGTCGATTCAATCGAAGCTCAGCAACGACGAGCTCGAGCCAATCGGAATCGGCATCACGAACCTCGCGTACTGGCATGCAAAGCGAAAGATGAAGTACGGCGAAGAAGAAGCGCTGGCAGAAGTGAAGCGATGGATGGAACATCAAGCGTTCTATCTGACCGAAGCATCATGCGAGCTCGCCAAGGAGAAAGGTCCTTGTCTTCATTCGCACCTGACGCGATACGGACAAGGTCGATTCCCATGGGAGAACCGTGCGAAGGGCGTCGATGAATTGACTGACTTCACACCATCATCAGATCTTGATTGGGAAGGTCTTCGTGTCAACTTGCTGAAGTACGGGATTCGGAATGCAACGCTGATGGCGATCGCACCAGTTGAATCATCGTCAGTCGTTCTGACCTCGACGAACGGCGTGAACTTCCTGAAGCAATTGATCGTCGTCAAGGAATCGAAGGCTGGAGCGTTCGTTCAAGTCGCTCCAGAATACAAGAAGCTCAAGGGGCACTATCAACTTTTGTGGGATCAGCCAGACCCAATCGAATACATCAAGACCATAGCGGTCCTTCAGGTGTTCGTTGATCAAGGGATCAGCGCCGACACTTGGTACAGCGGGAAATTTTTCCGCTCAGAAGACCCTGAACTCGACGGGAAGGTGCCGATCACTTTGATCGCTAGGAACCTGATGCTTGCCCATTGGTGGGGCATCAAGAGTTTCTACTACGACCTTCGCGACAAACAAGCGTCCCGCGAAATGACGAAATCAACTGAAGTCGTTCACATGGATGAAGACGAACCGCCTGAAGAGGAATACTGCGAGAGCTGTGTACTATGAGTAAGACATACGATTTTTCAAAGGTGCCCGATTACTCGAAGCGCCAAATGTTCCTGGACCCGGCAGGTCCAGTTACGATTCAACGGTACGATGAGTTCGCGTACCCATTCATTCGGAAGTACGTTCAAACTCAAAAGGGGTTCTACTGGACGCCTGATGAGATCACGCTCGTCAAGGATAAGATCGACTTCAAGAACGCTGATGAAGCTGTTCGACATATCTTCACGTCGAACCTGTTGCGTCAAACGGCTCTTGATTCGATTCAGGGTCGAGCGCCTGAGCAAGTGTTCAAGCCAGTGTGTTCAATCCCTGAGCTCGAGGCTCTTGTTCAATGGTGGTCAGCGTTCGAGCAGATTCACTCCGAAGCGTACAGCCACATCATTCGGAACATTTACAACGTACCGTCGGAAGAGTTCAATCGAATTCACGATACTGCCGAAATCATCGGAATGGCTGTGAACGTTGGGAAGTACTACGACGAACTTCATCGATTGAACTCGCTCGTTGCGACTGGGCACGTCGTTCCTGAAGATCAGCACATCGATGCGATCTGGCTCGCGTTGAACGCTAGTTACGCTCTGGAGGCGATTCGGTTCATGGTTTCGTTCGCAACGTCACTTGGCATGGTCGAGAACAAGATCTTCATCGGGAACGGGAATGAAATCTCGCTGATCCTTCAAGATGAACTTCTGCATACAGCTTGGACAGCCGATCTGATCCTTCGTGTCGTCAAGGATGATCCGCGGTTCAAAGCTGCGAAGGCTCGATGCAAAGACGAAGTATACAAGATGTACATGAACGTCATCGACGAAGAGAAGGAATGGGCGAAGTACTTGTTCAAGAAGGGAACTGTCATTGGTTTGAACGCTCCGATCATGATCAGCTTCGTCGATTACATGTCACAGCAGCGCTTGAAGGACATCGGATTGAAGTACGAGTCGGGCGTAAAGGCTTCGCCACTGCCTTGGTTTAACAAGCACTTGGACACATCGAAAAAACAAACTGCTCTTCAAGAAAATGAAAGCGTCTCGTACGTGATTGGTACGATGACTTCACACATCATCTATTCAGAACTCCCAAACATTTAAAGTATCATGACTTCATTCATTATTTACTCAAAGCCACAATGCACTTTCTGTGATCAAGCGAAAGCACTTCTTGATTCGCGTGGAATCCAATTCGACATAGTGAATCTTGATGTTGGGCAGCCGAAGCAAGATGGTGAGAAATACATTAGTCGGGAAGATCTTCTGGCTCAAATCCCAACTGCAAGAACAATGCCACAAATTATGAAATATGATCACACTGCGTCAGTGCACATCGGTGGATACCAAGAGCTGAAGACATTTCTACACGTCTAAGCGATTATTACAGCATTAGGTGCTGAATAAGGAATCGAGAGGGCTTCATTGAAGCCCTCTCTGGCATCCTGAAGAACTAATCTTGTAAATACACGTGATTCAAAAGGAGTTTTCATCATGTCAGATCAAATCGCAGCATCAGCACCTCAGCTTTCGACTTCTTTTACAGATTCAATTGTTCAAATGCTTGCATACAATGTGAATTTAAGCGGTGCGGCAATCATAGCAGCTATGTTCGGGATCTTGTTCCTGTTCTATCGAATTCAAAAGCTTGACAAGCTTGATTTCGCGGACTTGATCACGAAAGATGGACGAGGCGTTTCCCTCACGAAAGTTCTACAGCTCATCGGCGGAATTACGAGTACTTGGATCATGATCAAGCTAACGCTGAATGGAGGACTCACAGAAGCATTGTTCGGTTTGTACTTAACATACGTTGGTGCGATCGAAGGTTACAGTAAATTCGTTGCAGCGAAGTACAACTACAATGAAACGTCAGTCAAAGATGCTGCAAAAGCTGCTTCAAAGGAAGCAGAATGAAATTGAATTTTCGTCAAGGTTTAATTTCGTTTCAACAAGCAGGCTCGGCGCCTAATTTCCTGATTGGTTCGACAACAGTTGGATTCGTGACATTGAACATTGATCCGTCTCCTTTGCTCGTCACAGTCGCTCACGGGTCGTCAGATTACCTTTTGAAGTTCGACGTTACGATTTCAAATGCGTGGGGCCCGATGGTCCCAGATGCCGACAATTACTTGTACCTTCAAATCGATACAATAACAGGTGTCGTAACACGCGGAATCACGACTCTTGAACCTATCACGTCGGCGATCGAACCAATCGCAGCTGTGCCTGGTCAGATGTGGTTCGATCTGACAAAAACAATAATGCGTGTTCGAACGAATGACGGTGCAAAATGGCTTGATCAACCAAGACTTGTTCTTGGGCATGCCGTCGGAGGTGGAACTACAACGATTGCTCAGCGTTCAACTGGGTCGAGCGTTGGGTTGAATGTCCCAAGCTCGCCTGGGTATTTCCTGCTTGATTCACAACTTCGCCCTTTGAGAACATCGTCTGGTGAGCTTCTAACTACAGATTCTCCGATTCGAGTGAATACTACGGTTGGAACATCAGGCGTTCTTTCGAATCCTGTGAATAATTTCATTCCAGTTCGTGCGGCTGAATCAATTCCGGCAATGCGGCTCGTGTACTTTTCTGGATCCGATACAATCAGCCTTGCGAGCTCGGATCCGTCGCTGTTGATTCTCAAAACGCCGATTGGTATTGTTGAATACGGTCTTTCACAAAACGAAACTGGCGTCGTTACTCAATCTGGCGAAGTTACGTACGATCAGTGGAGCTGGAATGCAGACGACATTGGAAAACCAGTGTACTGCGGATGGCTAGGTGAAATTACAACGACTCGACCGCAAAGTGTTCAAGTTTTCCGTGTTGGATACATCAAGAATTCAAAGACTATTCTGTTCTACATAGATTCTGAAACTCAAGTTCTAGTCATTTCTTCAGCTTCGACACTCATCTCTGCCGCCGCCCCGATCGTGGCTGTTACCGCGCCGAATGTTTTGAATGAAATCGTTACTACGATCTCGATGCTGTCTGCGACACAATCTCGAGATGGATACATGACTGCTGTACAAGCAGGTCTTGTTCTGAATTTTGATACTCGTATCACAGCAACTGAAAATGACATCGTCGATCTTGAAGTCGGTAAAGCCGATGTTGGGCACTTACACGCCATTTCAAATGTTACTGATCTTCAGATCGCGCTTGATGCATTGATTGCGGTTGATGCTACAAAATCGAATTTAGTTGTTGGCGCAACAATCGGTCGATTCGCAGCGCTCACAAGTACTGGGAACCTTGCTGATTCTGGATTCACTGGGACAAGTTTCGCTCCCGCGGTGCATGCGCATCAGATTTCGGCAATCATCGGATTGCCGGCCGCATTGAATTTGAAATCTGACGTTGGGCACGTTCACGCAATTTCAGATGTCACAAATCTTCAGACTGAGCTGAACGATCGTGCATTCGCGAATCACACACAATCAATTTCAAGCATCAACAATCTCCAAACGGCTCTTGACGGCAAGGCTGCAACGAATCACACACATATCGCAGAGAACATCACTGATTTCCCAATTGCAACGGATGCGCGTGTAACTGCGATGCTCGTTCCTGGTGCGAACATCTCGATCACTCAAACTCTTGGAACATTGGTCATTGCAAGTACTTCTGTTGGTGCTTCGCTGAAGAGCATCACGATTACTTTTGATTCAATACTTTCAGATTTCGTGCAGTATGGGCGGGTCACCATACGTAATGGATACGACGGCGATGTTGGAGTCAGCGGATATATTTCTCAATCGAATCCATTTATAACATCGTTCTCATTGAATGAGATCAACATACTTACAGATCCGAACGATGCCTTGGCAATCGCGAATCAAATCGATTGGCCATTCGCCGCATTCTCTAACCAACCAGTCGTCGGCGCAGGCCTTTCAAGCGGTTCTACAATCACAACAGTTGCTCCAATATCGATAGGTGCAACTAACACGAAAATAGTTGTGAAACCACTTGGCACATTTTATCAATCTACGTTTTACTTCCCAATGAAGAATGCAGATGAGCTGATTATGATTGGCAGTAATTTTACAGGATACGGACAACCCTGGTCAGTGACAGTAACTGTTGGGCCTGTAGGTGTCTCACGTGAAACATACACAGTGGCTGGGTCTGCTGAAGCAGACCCAGCAACAACAGTGACATTCACAGTAACACGCACACCTTAAGGTAAAATCATGCCTAACGTTTCTGGTTCTATCGTTACTCTTCTTTCTGATGATCACGCAACACGCGTTCGTTTGAACTCTCCAAGCAACGCTAATGCCATTACTGTTCTCGTTGGGGACACTGGTGAGATTTGGCCTCAAGGTTCTTTCATTGAAGCAGTTCGACTTCCTACAAGTATTGCTTCTGTGACTTTTGCTCCAGCAGCTGGTGCTATACTGAACGCGATGTCAGGCACGTCAGTACTCAGACAGGGTGAATATGGCCGTGTCTCACAGAACCTTGATGGTTCATGGGATCTTCACATTCACAAAATCGCAGCTGGAACAATCAAGCCGGCACCGATGTCGATCGGAATTATTGGTAATGCTCTTGACTTTGGCAGCGCAGTTCAACACAACAACTTCTACAGGAACGGGATTTCATCCAATCTTGACGTAACTGTGAAAGGCGATTCTTTCTGGGTGGGAGGACAGTCTTTTTGGGAGAATGATTTCAGTCCAACTACGCCTGGGCCGATGCCGTTCGGCGGATCATCAATCTTTGCGAACACTAGCACAGGAATTGTCACATTCATTCCAGATGTCGGTGTGACAATTGAATGCGCGGATACTCTAGTGATGAGCGTGCCATTTGGCGTTGCCAGACTTCTAAAATTAGGAGCGAACTTGTGGATTCTTGATCGAAGGTAAGAATGTTACAAATCTTGAGGTCAGTTACAACTTAGCTGTGTACAGGATTCGAGGTTCGTGATATAATACATTCATGAACACACCTGATGACTTCCGTGATCGTCGAGCTCTTCGTGGTTTCGGTCCTCGAAAGGCACAGCTCCTCGAAGACCTGTGGCTCGAGAACAACATGATCGCGCATTACATCGTGTTCGTCGCCGGACGAGACCCGGTCCAAGATGCGAATCGAAAAGCGGCTGAGGTCGAGCGTGATCGAATCGTACAAGAACTCCTGGAAATCACAGTTCTGAAAGCATGACACGTCCTGTTCTTAGGTTGATCGTTGGCGGACAAGGTGATACAATCATACCATGTCAGAACCAATTATCATCAACCCAAACCGAATCGAACTTGACGAAGCCTATCTCCAAATGGCCGAAGTCTGGGCTCGACGATCCAAAGCGAACCGCTTACAGGTCGGCGCACTTGTCGTCGTCGGAAGTCAAATCATCTCCGACGGGTACAACGGAATGCCAGCCGGCTGGTCAGAAGACACTTGCGAGACCTACGGCCCGGACGGTGCTCTCCTCACCAAGCCTGAGCTCATGCACGCCGAAGCAAATGCTCTCACGAAAATTGCTCGCGACGGACATGGTCGGGCAGAAGGTGGTACGCTTTACACCACAGATTCGCCTTGTCCCGAGTGTGCGAAGCTCGCAAAGCAATGCGGCATCAAGCGAGTCGTCTTCCGGCGCCAGTACCGCCTCCTCGACGGAATCAGAATGCTCGAACGACTCGGAATCCCCGTCGAACAACTGAAGGGAACATCATGATCATCAAAGGTACTGAACGTTCGGCTCGCACAGTCGAGATCGAAATGTCGTCGTACGACGCGTTCCTCGCGCTTCGAAAAGAAGTTCTTCGGACTGTCGGCGTCAATGATCCGGGAGCGTACGTCGACTCCAAGGGTCGAGTCGTCAGCGACGAGCGCGGCGGTGCTGGGCACTCGTGGATTACCACTTCAGTGCTGGTTGAAGCCCCGAACGAAAATCAACTGAAGGCGTTCCGCGCCTTCAGCGATTTGTACTCCCTTCTGATCCGCGACTGATTCATTCACCATAGAGGACACCATGCCAAATTTCACAGATTCTTCCGACTTTCTGAATCGCGCAACGACTTTGCGTCTTGCCGCCACGAACCGAACCACGTTCGATCCGTCGAACGGCGATCATTTGGAATCGCTTCGCTCGTTCATCAACACCGGGAACTGGGGCACAGTGATGTTCCATTGCGAGTACCCGTTCACTGACGTTCCAACGACTGTGATGATGAAGTTCACTGGGCACATCCTCGGCGCGAAACGCGAAACGGCAGAAGTTCGAATCAACCGGAGACTCAGTGCAGAAGCTGTCAACTGAACTGAATGATCGAACGCTCCGCTTCGACGGAGTTTCGATTCTTGACCCAGAGCGAGTTCCTTCGGCGCTCGCGCTCGGCATTCATCCTTCAGCTCTTCGAGTCAGTTCGATGTCGGAAGACGTGCTGAAATTCAACGAGGTTGTGATCTTAGCAGACAAGCTTCATCTCGACGGAAATGATCCTATCGCGATCAACATGCTCTGGCAATTGCCAGAGCAATACAAGAATCTCGATCTCGACGAGTATGTTATGTCGTTCTGGTCTTCAAAGTTCTTTGAAAGTGACGAGTACATGGCTACCGCTGCCAAGCGAATCGTCGACGAACTTGCGGAAATTCGGCGGCGGGGAATGATTGATTTCATGAAAACAGTGATCTACGTTCTCGATATCTTTCGAAAGAACAACGTGATCTGGGGCGTTGGCCGCGGCTCTTCGTGTGCTTCGTACGTGCTCTTCGTCCTAGGTTTACATGCTGTAGATTGCATAAAACTTGACGTTCCGATGGAAGAGTTCTTTCACGATTGAAAAATCGAGTATAAATATAAAGCGGAGTATCGAGTATTCCGCTTATCACTTTTTTGGAGAAAATTCAATGGGTCAAAAAATCCGTAGCGCTCGCGGCGAGCTCATCGATTTCGAATTGCTCGCAATCAAACAACAACTTGCTTCTGCACCCGTTCCGAAGGTTGTGGAACTGCGGAAGCAAGCAATCGATGAAAAAGACGGCGTGCGTTCTGACGTCGTTCAAGACATCGATTTCCTCGCTGCTTCACTTGAAGCAGCATCTGCTAGCGCTACTAAAGGCAAACAGATTGCTCGGAAATAAATCATAGGGTTCTTACGCGTGCATCGGCCTCATTGATAATTGCCAATGCATGTAAAAGACCTATTCGAAATACTTGTAATTCAAAGGATACTAAAATGACAAAGTTGACCCCGTTGAAGTCCAATGTGATGTTTCAATTTCTCGAGAGTACTGGCGGTGGCAAGGGGAGATTTCACGGTACTACGAAGTCAGGTATCATCATCCTTCCGAACGCTGATCAACAGAAGAAGCACAAGTGGGGTAAGGTGCTTGCCGCTGGCCCTGATGCCGCAGTCAAGGAAGGTGATTACATTCTTGTTGAATCACTGATGTGGATGGAAGGCACAAAAGTTAATGGTGTCGCAATGTGGAAGACCGATGATTCGAAGATTCTTGTAGTCACTGACGATCTTGATTCTTGCCAATCACAATAACGAAGAATTTTCATGTTATTCATTCTGATCACTTTCTTCGCAGCGTTTTCGATAGAACTCATTGGCACATATGTGTCTGTAATTGGGCTCTCGACTCTGTTCGGTGCGAATCCAGTGATCATCGCTCTTGCGATCGCTCTTGACATTGGGAAGCTTGTTGTCGTCTCGCTGCTGTACAAGTACTGGGACAAGCTCGGCAAAATCATGAAAGGATACGCGCTGATTGCTGCTGCTGTAACAATGATCATCACTTCTGCCGGTGCTGCTGGGTACTTGAGCGGTGAGTTCCAGAAAGCAATTGTTGGCACTCAAGAGAGCTCGCTTAAAGTTAATGTCTTGAAATCGCAGATCGCGAAGTATGAAGAACGCAAGAAACAGATTGATGCTCAAATCGCAGCTTTGCCAGTAAAGACATCTGTATCGCAACGGCTTCGTCTGATGAATGGCTTCAAGCAAGAGCAGACAGATCTTCAAGCAAAGATTGCTGACATTGACAAGCAACTCCCGGAACTTCAAATCGCTCAAATCGGCGTCGAAGCGAAGGCCGGCCCAATTTTGTACATTGCTAAAGCCTTCGACATCCCAGTTGAGCAGGCTGTGACTTGGGTGATCATGATGATCATTTTTGTATTCGATCCTCTTGCTGTATTCTTGATCATTGCCGGGAACTTCCTGCTGGATCAAAGGCGAGCGAACAAGAATGGAAAGTTGGAAGCTGAACTTGAGAAGCTCCACAGAGAACGGCACGATGGCGAGCCCTCGGCGGCAGATTTAGTTCGTAATCCGATAAGTGTCCTTCCAACTACAGCATCACACATCTTGCTTGACAAAGAAGAAGATTCAATTACAATTCTTCATTCCGAAGAAGTTCAGCCGCGAGCTGAAGCTGAACCAGTTCTTTCACCTGTGATTCGCATGAACGGTAATAATCCTGAAGTCGTTGATCACTGGCAATGGGGTGGTAAGAATTCTGAACCGATTTACGAAGTTCTGCAACCAACGATTACCGATGACGCGGATAGGCCGAAAGATGAGCGTGAGACAATCACGCTCTCATCATTAGGTTTTGTGACTCCAGATCCACATACGATTACGGATACAAGTTTAGGTGGTGAAGAAGTTGGGTACAAGACAGGTGTATTCACTACGAAGCGTCCGAATTAAAGATCACATTTCGGTTCGATTCATGATACAATGGAGACATCACGTCTCCATTAGGGTCTGCAAATGAAGAAAGTCTGGGTCGAAAAGTACCGCCCACGTTCCGTTAGCAAGATCATCATGCCTGATCAACGTCTTCGGAAAATCTTTGACGGGTTCGTTGTCGAAGGTTCCATCCCGAATATCCTGATGTTCGGAGGTCCTGGCACTGGCAAGACATCAATGTCACTGGCGCTGATTCGTGATCTTGATCTTGACAAAATGGATGTCTTGAAGATCAACTGCTCAGATGAAAAGATTGAAGCTGTTCGTGACAAGGTTAAGGGGTTCGCAACCACGATGTCCATGGGGAAGTTCAAAGTTGTTCGTCTCGAAGAGTTCGACTGGATGGGTGCTGAAGCTCAAGGTTTGCTTCGTTCATTGATGGAAGAAGTCAGCGGATCATGTCGATTCATCGCGACGTGCAATTACATCAATAAAGTGATGCCGGCCCTTCGGTCTCGCTTTCAAGAGTTCGCGATTGCAACGCCTGCGCGTGAAGACATCATTGTTCTTGCTGCAGAAATCCTCGAAGCTGAAGAAGTTCAATTCGACATTGATGACATCGAGAAAGTCGTCGCAGCTTCGTACCCAGACATTCGAAAGATGATTCAACTCCTCGAAGGTTCTGTCATCGATGGAAAGTTGAATCTTACTTCTGGGGAAAGCGTTGCCGATTGGAAACTCGAGTTGCTTCCCACGCTCGAAGCTTCGGATTTGAAGCTCGCACGAAAAGTCGTGTGCGAGTCAGCTTCGATTCAAGAGCTCGACGAAGTTTTTCGATTCTTGTACGAGAATCTTCATCGTGTGAAGAAACTCAAAGAATACCTTGATGACGCCATTGTGCTGATCGCTCAATACCAATATCAACACGCATTCGTCGGCGACAAAGAAATCAACATCGCCGCATTATTTTGCGAGTTGAATGCCCTTACGAAGTAACTCTTTTGAAAACGTAATAAATACATGGCTGATCGTTCGTCATTTGACCTCTTTCAAGGCCTTGCAGCTCTTGGCGGCAAGAATCGTGAATGGTTCGATTCGCTTTCGATCGAAGGGCAGAAGGCAGCAGCACCATTCGTGATGATGCGCTGGATGGCCGGCACCTCAGACGAAGCGCAAATCGTTCGACTAAATACATGTGTGAATCCGTACATCTTCTCTGGTACTGCTGACAAGAGCGCTCTGTTTAAGCTCCTTGCCGCCGCCGCTACTGGAAGGTCGAAACGATTCAGCTGGGTCAAGGGCCCAGGTACAAAAGCGAAGAAGCATTCGATTGAGGTCATCAAGGCGTACTACGAATGTTCCACCCGTGAAGCGATCACGTACAAGGTCTCGAGTGAAGATCTGATCGAGATGTCTGAAGAGCTCGGGCATGACAAAGACGAGATCATGAAGTTGAAGAAGGAGCTGGATGATGGATCGGGAAGAGCTGAGAGCAAAGTCACGAAGTCGACGAAACCAGCTCGTGCCCGCCGAACATGAAGTTCAAGTTTTGAAGTGGCATTGCGAATTTTGCGTTCGAGACTTCGTTCAAGAGAAGTCCTTCATGAATCACAAGTGCAAAGAACGTGAGCGCATCGACGAGCTCAGAAGCTCAATCGGTCAAGCTGCGTACGCTCACTACAGCGAATGGATGAAAACGAAGAAACGTTCAGTCCCGCCAATCGAAACATTTGCAGAATCACAGTACTACAGTACATTCGTGAAATTCGCAGAGCACGCACTTAAAACAAACATCCCGAATACGAAACAGTTCATTAAGCTTATGGTTGAACACAACGATGTTTCGCCGGGCTTGTGGTGTCGCGACAACGTGTACGCGATGTACCTTGAATGGTATGATCAAGGGTTCCCACCAGAAGTTCAAGTTCTGGAATCTCTTGAATTCATGAAAGTTCTGTGCGAGGATTACGAATCGCTTCCTGGACTCGTGTTCACAGTTGTCCCAGCAGATACGATGGTGTTGCATATCAAGCGCCGCAAAGTCAGCCCATGGTTCTTGGCATCGTCGAAGGTGTTCAGGCAGCATCTCCTTACATGTGCAAGTGATGAAAAAGACAAGCTCGAGAGAGCGATGAATATGGGCGGGATGATCGCTCGAATTCAGAAGGATTCTGGTTTGTTCGAATTCTTCAATCGCGTAACGATCGCTGAAGGATTCTGATGCACGAGAAGATCTTCAAATCTATGGATCCAGCTTCTCGAAGGTTTTACAGTCGAGTGTTCAATACTGCGATCCTGAATCTACATGCAGTTCGAACTGGGTTGTATGATATACTTCTGTGCGAGACCGAAGATCCACGAGCGATGATTCGCTGGAGGGCTGCAGTCCCGCAAATCATTCAAGCGATTCAGGAACGCGGACAACGCAATCTCGATAGCGAATAAGGAGTGTAGTCTTGGATATCGATATCGACACCCAAACATCATTCGATCCGTTGAAGCTGTTCCCATTGTGGGTTCGTGCTTCAGTCGTTCGTGATGGAAAATTAGCAGCTCATCCATGTGGAGTGTATCCACAATCGATTCCGCAGGACCCGTTCACGAAATTTTCAGCGATCCCGTACGATGAAGCTGAAGATTTTGGATACCTAAAAGTCGACTTCTTACATCTGACGCTGTTGAACAAGCTTGCATCACGAACAGAACTCGAAGCATTCGTGAAGGCCGAACCGAATTGGTCGCTGCTTCAGCTTGACAGCAACCATTCGAAACTCTTTCAACTCTCGAAGCACGGCGAGATGCTGAAGGCGATCAAGCCGAAGAACATCCTCGAAGTCTCGGATTGCATGGCTTTGATTCGACCAGGTAAGAAGGTTCTGCTCGGACTCTACTTGAAATCTCGAGATCAGGCCAGACTCGCTTTGTATGCTAAGAACGACAAAGGGTACAGTTTCAAGAAGTCACATGCGATAGCGTACAGCTATAACATCGTGATTCAACTTCATTTGATCGAGCAAGGAAGATTGTAACAGTCTTCATTTGTTACACCTGAATTCGTAAGGATGTGGTATAATATGATATGTTCGAAAACAAGTCGCTGTTACCATCAAAAAGATCTTGAAAATGAAACAAAAAGCAATTGACGCGATCGAGCTGTGGTTCGCCGGTGATCTCACAGATTCCGAACTCGCGGAAGTCTTGACCAGAAAGCAGCTTCAGTCTCTTCAAGAACAAGTGCTTTCCGCAATCGCATCGAAGATGCTTGCGAACCCAGGTAAGATCACTTTCTCTGAACATCGGACGCTGCAGTGAGAGAACTCAGTCAAACGCTCAAGGCATACGAAGACAACGAAGGTTGGAGTTCGAAGCTCTTTCACGCACCAGCTGTTCTGCTAATGAAGGAGCTGATGGGCATTGGCATTAAGATCACAGTCGGTAGGACTGTGATCCACATCGCCAATACGCTGAAAGCGTACGTTCATCACAACGGGCGCACTTCAGAGTTCGCAACGATCACCGATCGGCGCGGCGTCGAGCTCGCCACGTTCCATCACACAAACTTCGAAAAGCTTCGAGAATTCGTATTGCTTCAACTAGGTGTCAAGAATGATTGATATTCTATTTAATGTGACGTACGGCAGCAAGCTGTACGGAACCAGCACACTCAACTCTGACACAGATGTGAAGGTCGTGTACCTTCCAGACATCAATGACGTTCTGCTCGGCAAGCGGATGCCAGCGTTCAAGAAGCGCTTCGATGCCACAGGGAATCCATTGCTTGACAGCGCTGTGATGCCTGCCAACGGTGTCGAAACAGAGTACATCACGTTCCAAACGTTCGTACGGGACTTCGTGGCTGGACAAACGTACGCTGTTGAAGTGGCTTGGGCATTGTACAACGTAGAGATGCTTGGCTGCACACCGATGTCGAAGCGCGAGCTCGAGCTACTTCGTGAGCTCGTTCAACGGTTCAGCAACGCTGATGTGTACTCGATGGTGTCGTTCGCGCAGAAGCAAACGTTTGACTACGTTCATCGCGGCGCTCGGCTGAACGAAGCAACGAACGTCAAGATCGCGTTGATCGAAGCGATTCTGGCGTACAGCCAAACAGAGATCACTCCGCGTCTGGACTCGATCATGAGGAACGGGATGACTGTTCTGGATGTGATCGCGAAATCGACAGGCCTGAAGACTTCGGTCTCTGTGAACAACAACAAGTCACAGCGGACACTGGAGCTGAACGGTCGCTCTTATCTTGAGAGCACTCGGTTGGATCACATCCTCGAGCAAGTTCAAAAGCTTGTCGACAAGTACGGCGAGCGGACGACCGCAGCGGCAAAGGATTCCGTCGACTTCAAGTCGCTCAGTCACGCGGTTCGAGTGTACCAGCAATCGATCGAGCTTCTCGACACAGGCAAGATCACTTTCCCGCGTCCGAACGTTCAAGAACTTCTCGAGATCAAACAGGGTTCAGCTGATCTTGAAGTCGTGAAGGCGAAGCTTCTTGAGCTCGATGCTGAAGTTCAAGCGAAGATGCTCACATCAACGATGCGGAAGCTGACACCCGAGCTGAGAGTTGAAGCTGAGCAATGGCTGGTTCAAGCTCTTCGCGAGCTGTACGACTTGAATAAGATCGCTTGAAATGAATCTCGATTCCTGCAGGAATCAATGAAATACGGCGGCGCCTGATCTTTGGCGGCGTCTCAAGATCGAATCTGAAGTCGTTCCCGATAAGTCGCGTGACATGTGGAAGTTCGAATGTCTTATAGATCCTATTCGTGAGTGGAGACATTCCTAAACGGCTGAACTCGAAAGACAGTGGGTACTCCCCAGAACCACGATAGAACCAGATAGTGATCGCTGAAAGAAGCTGCTGAAGATCGATGTGCTCTTGTTGTGCGAAGTCCAAAACATACGCCCCAACCTCGTTGGATGTTACGTTATCGATGATCGCAAGGTAATTTTGTCGACGATATTCTATCACTGACAAAAAGAAGCAATTCCCGCTGTCAGATGCGAATTCGACGAAGAGATTCGGGATTTTTTTCTTGGCCACTGTAACTCCTAGATTTCAGAACTTCGAACCTATTTACGGGTCAAAAACCGCAACCTGCCGCGTATCGTTACAGGTTCTAAGCGTTACAATTTATGAGTGTACGGATTCCAGGATCGTGGTATAATGATCCTATCGACATGACGAAGGAGTCTCTATGCCTGCCAATCCGAATCTCTTGCTGTCCGAAGACCGTCGTAAAAAGGTCGAAGACCAGATTCGTGCATCGCTCAACATTGCTGAGAAGCAGTACAAGCAAAAGTTCGAGATGCCAGAGATTCGGTACGACATCAAGAACACCAACGGCGGCACCGCCACATTCCAGAAGTGGCTGATTCGTCTCAACCTGATTCTGATGGTGGAGAATGAAGAGAAGTTCCTCGCGACCACTGTCCCACACGAAGCAGCGCACTTGGTCGCTCGGCGCGTCTATCACGACAAGTTGGCAGCCGAAGGCAAGAAGATGCAGCCGCACGGCAAGGAGTGGAAAGAAGTGATGGCTCTGTTCGAGATCCCAGCAAAGGTGACGCACAGCTACGACTGCACTTCGATCGAGCGTCCGAAGCGTCGTCCACGTGGTTCGAAGCTGCGCGGTGCTGAAGCTGACATTTTGCTCCACCGGCTGATGATCGCAGCCAAGCGCTTCCCCAAGCGTCACCTCACGATCTTCATCAACAACCTGGTCGCGTACCAAGAGGACATCACGTGAGAGTTCTTGTCTGGAAATCATACGGTTCAATTCGCGTGTTCAACGTCGATGACGATCCGCAAGGTCTGGCAACGTTCGCTCGCCTCGTTCAGGCGATCAATGGCTGGGGCCTGAACGACGAGCTGGATGCGATGTATCTGGTGATGTCGATGGCGCGAACACGCCAGCTCGGAGAGCTGGCGCTACGAGCCTTCGTCATTCAATTCTGCTCTGACCACGAGCAGTTCGAATCGTTCGAGTTCTGTACCGTAGAATCTTGAAGGCAGCAATGATCCCGAAGTTCAAACAGCTTGCAGTCATTCGCAAGGGTAAGCGCGGCACGATTGACAAATGTCGCGAAGAACTTGCCGAGATGAAAGATGCCGACTTCCAAGGTAACCGTTGGCATGTTGTTGTTGAAGCCGCCGATTTGATCAACTCCACGTACAGCTTCGTCTGGCGAAAATACCGTGTCCCGTTCTTCGTCGT